CCCGCCGTCATGAGCAGTTGGTTGTCGAATTGGGTTTAGAGGAAACAGCGGCAAGAAGACTTCTCGATGTTTGCTATGCACGTAGCGATGCATGGGAAAAAGAGAACGGCGGCACTATTTACGTCCGCTGATAGTTACAGTGTCACTTTTAATGCTGGTGGAGTGCGCCCACCAGCATTTTTTTCGTCCAATGAGGAGGGCATTTGAGTATTTTCAATAAACACGCACACCAGGAACGTCCGTATATCGTCATAGTCGATATTGATGGAACAATATCAGAGGCAACTGAAGACAGACTGCATTTGCTTCCGCCACCAGGTAAAGGTGCATTAACAAAGGACTGGAACGAGTTTAATCTCGCCTGTGACACCGATACTCCCATCACTCCGGTTATTGATATGGTGCGCCAGTTATTTAACGTTTACACGGTCTGGTTTGTAACCGGGCGCTGTGAGATCGCAAGGGATAAAACACGAGCCTGGCTGCGTAAGCACGTAACAAATGGGGCTGAGCCTTTGCTATCTATGCGTCCTGCCACCGATGACAGAAATGACGGCCCTGCAAAGATTGATCTCCTGAAGAAAATTGGTCTAAGTAAAATTGCGTTCGCGCTGGAAGATAAGATTGAAGTGGCGCGTGTTTTCAGGAGTCACGGCGTACTTACGTTAATGGTCAGGGAATATGAAAATGCACTTCTTCATCAACAATAATTGCTCTAATAAATCTTGATTTTTAAAACAGAGAAAGTGAAAATTAAAACATGCCGCAAGGCGCGGCATGTATCCAATCAATCACAGGAGCTGAAAATATGAACACGGCATTCAAAATCATTATGGCCGCGATCTATTTCTGGCTGTTCTCTATCACTTTTGGCGGCATCGTCGCACATGGGTAAGGGGGATGTATGAAAGGCGAAGTGAAAGAGCGCGGCATGATTTTTAACGATGAGATGGTCCGGGCAATTCTTGGCGGGAATAAAACACAGACTCGCAGGATTGTTGAAGAAAAATTCTATGGACGGGCAGTGGCCGCAGAGTTGCTTGCCAAGCATTGTCCATATGGTCAACCGGGCGATCGTATTTGGGTTCGCGAAACCTACCGGGTACATGGCAAAGCGACGGACGTCGCAACGCTGGTTTATCGCGCAAGCGTGCGTAACTCCTGGACAGAACAAACGCACCGGGTTCCGGTCGAGGTTTGTAATAAACCAGTATCAGAAAAGTGGACGCCATCAATTCACATGCCGCGCTGGGCATCGCGCATTCTTCTGGAAATTACCGACGTGCGTGTGGAACGGCTGCATGACATGAGCGAGGCAGATGCTAAAGCAGAAGGCGCAACTCCGGCGACGTACAAGATTACGCCATCTGAAGCTGTTTATCGCGTTGGTTTTGGTGATATCTGGCGCAGTATTTACGGGCAGGATAACTGGCTATCTAACCCGTTGGTATGGGTAATCGAGTTTAAGCGCATTCAGGAATAAACCGTGAGTATGCATCAAGTCGTCAGCTTTTCAGGTGGACGAACATCGGCTTATCTCGTTCATCTGATGGAAGCACAGCGAAAAGCTGGCGCTAGCGTCCATTTCATTTTTATGGATACCGGCTGTGAACATCCTCTGACGTATCGCTTTATTCGTGAGGTTGTGAAGTTCTGGAACGTACCGCTAACGGTGTTGCAGGTCGATATAAATCCAGAAATTGGGCAGCCAAATGGTTATACGGAATGGGAACCAAAGGATATTCAGACGCGAATGCCGGTGCTTAAACCGTTTATGGACATGGTTAAAAAGTACGGTACGCCATACATCGGCGGCGCGTTCTGTACTGACAGGCTAAAACTCACCCCTTTCACGAAATATTGCGATGACCATTTTGGGCGAGGGAATTACATCACATGGCTGGGTATTCGTGCGGACGAACCCCGTAGGCTGAAACCGAAACCGGGCGTCCGGTATCTTGCCGAACTGTCAGATTTTGATAAGTCGGATGTTATCCGGTGGTGGCGAAAACAACCTTTTGATTTGCAAATCCCGGAGCACCTCGGGAACTGTGTTTTTTGCATCAAAAAGTCAACGCAAAAGCTGGGGCTTGCATGTAAAGACGAACCAGGTCTGATGCGGGTTTTTAATGAACTGGTTACAGGCAAACACGTCAGGGATGGTCATCGCAGAACAGGTAAAGACGTTATGTACCGTGGCCACCTGACGCTTGACGGGATTGCCAGAATGTATGCCGACAGTGACTACAGAAATTTGTATCAGGCGATGGTGCTGGCCAAGCGGTTTGATACTGGTTCGTGTTCCGAATCATGTGAAATCTGGGGTGACCAATTGGAGTTGAAATTCGAAGAGGTAGTGGAATGACAATCGTAAAAACCCATACCGGTACCGTGATCACCAAAGATGGCCCGAAGGTAAAAAAACTGCACCAAACAGAGCGGATGTGGGTCGTTGGCAAAAACGAGTTTTACCACAAAGAAACTGGACGCCGCCATTTTGCAGAAAATACGCGCCGCCGACTGCTGTTAGACACCATCAAGCCTATCGAGGTGAAGCATGTTTAAACAGAACGAAAAAGCTATCGCTCAAATTGCTGATTATATCCCGCGTGCGTGCCGGGGTATGCAGTTGCAGGAAGCCAAAGCGCGCCTGGAGAAAAAAATTGCGCTCTATATTGATGACGGCTGTGATGCCGCCGTTCTTAACGCGGCGTTCGCACCAGCTCTTAACTGTCACACTCGGGAGTCTTTTTTTTCATGCATCGCAGCGCAACTCCGCCAAGGAGGCAACCAGTGAGTAACCGTTTTTACATGATGTGCTTGCGTGAAATTGTGGGTAATAACGCCTCATTCCATTGCCATACCGATGCTTTTCTAGCTGAAGTGAAGACTGAAGCACGCAAGGAAGGCGCTTATTTTGTGGCGAACAGAATGCTGGCTGCCTGGGAAGCTGGTTTTATTGATGATACCGCGAAGAACGCCGCGGATATTGCCCGGATGATTCTTACCTCTACTGAGTTTATGGCTAATGCGCCGGAAGGCGATTTTGACCGCTCATTCTCTGATGGCGTTCTCGAAGATATCGCCGCCCAGCTTCGAAAAGGAGGCAACCAGTGAGCAAGATTGACTATCAGGCACTGCGTGAGGCGGCGGAACGTGCAATTCCAGCAATGGAACGCCTGTTAATGTTGCCAGCTGATGATGATTTGTTAAGTGAACAGGAACTTAAAGATTACGGTGTGGATATTGATGCGCTCAACGCCTTCAAATTTCTGGCCGGACCAGAAACCGTGCTGGCACTACTGGATGAACGGGAAAGAAACCAGCAATACATCAAATCCCGCGATCAGGAGAACGAGGATATTGCGCTAACGGTAGGGAAGTTGCGCGTTGAGCTTGAGGCAGAAAAACAGCGGGCAAAGGATCTGTTTATGGAAAATGCTCGGCTTAAGTCAGGTATAGCCGGTCTGATACACCTCGGTATTCGATATGCAGATGTTGATGTCATGAAAATTGCTGGAGATGCCCAGCTTTCTACCCCATGCACTGACAGCATCATAAACAGCATTGCAACAGGCATTCGCATCAAAGGAGGTGAGTAATGCGTGTGGCATGTATCGGCTTGTTACCGTACCCGACTCGTTTTTGGGCTTCTGCGCTAATTGCAAAGCCACAGGTCCTGATGGCTGACAACATCACCCCAGCACCAAAGCGCCGCCATACCGGTATTGCAGCGGCACGACGAGCAGCAAAGAGACGCAGGAGAGCAAAGCGATGAAAAACCGTAAGGCAAAACGACTTTTTTTACAGCGACCTGTGCGTGTGGTGGAGCTGGTTATTAGCAACCATAAGATAGCGGTACTCCATCCATTTGGTCAGGTGGCTTTTGCCGCAAAGCGTAAGCCTACTGCGTCACAGAACAGGCGGAAGAAAGGGTACGCTGTAAGATGAAAAACCGTAAAGCAAAGATTCTGTTAGTTCGTAGAAACGCTCCTGGCGTCTGGCAGTGGGTGAGACTCAGCAACCGACGGATGGGGTTGATGAAATATTACGGGATGATGGATTGTGGTTTTTGCAAAAAGCCCAGCGCGGCGCAAAACCGCTGGAAAAACCACTTGCGCACTAAAGGAGAGTGATATGGCGTTAACACACCGCGAACTCTGTCAGATTGCGTATAAGTTCCTTAAGCGCAACGGGTTCAAGGTTTGTTTTCATGACCGCTTTATAGCTGTAACCAGTACCGGAGAACAGCCAGATGCTATGGGATTCAGAAATTCAGCATCATGCCTGATAGAGGCGAAGTGTTCTCGTGCTGACTTGTTGGCAGATAGAAAAAAGCGTTTTCGTAAAAATCCATCTCTTGGAATGGGCGACTGGCGATTCTTTATTAGTGAGCCGGGAATTATTTCAGTTGAGGATTTACCACCTGGCTGGGGATTACTTCACGTTGTTAACGGAAGAGTACGGAAAGTACATGGGTGGCCCAAGGGTAATTGCTGTTGGGGTAATCCTGACGATAAGCCATTTACTGGAAATAAGCAGGTTGAATGCGATTACATGTTATCTGCATTAAGGCGCATGGAGTTGAGAGGGCACCTTAATGAAATATATGACGGTGTAATTGTTAATAAGAAAGAAGGAAACGCGGCATGATCACTATTACCAAAGAGCGACTACTGACAATCAAGCAGTGGCGCGAAACATACGGACCTGGTAGCAACGTTGTACTGCCAGCAGAAGAAGCGGAA